TTGAGGGCGTGCTTATCCATCCAGGAAACACGGCAGCTGACACAGATGGCTGCATCCTGGTAGGAGAGAACAAGGCAAAGGGTAAGGTCCTGGATTCGGTCAAGACATACCGCACTCTGATGGATTTCCATCTGATGCCGGCCTATAAGCGTGGTGAAGATATCTGGATAGAGATAGTGGATTAAAGATATACTGTTATGACTAAAGCAAATGTATGTATTTTGATTCCGCTCTATAAGGTTAAGCCTACGGAGCTGGAGTTGAAAGTGATTAACCAGGGGCGCGAGATCTTCAAGGACCGCGACATCTTTTATGTGGTTCCGCGTGGGTTTGATGCGTCCGCTTATGCGCCGGAGGCTCTTGTGGAGTTTCCGGAGTATTATTTTCACAGCCTGAACAACTATTCTGAGTTATGCTGTCTGGAGGAGTTCTATCAGGCTTTCCGTCAGTATGACTGGATGATGATCTACCAGCCGGATTGCTGGGTATTTGAGGATAAGCTGGATGAGTTCTGCGCGCTGGGTTATGACTACATAGGTGCTCCCTGGCCAAAGATGAATGGTATCCCTGAGGATGGAGTTGGAAATGGTGGCTTTTGCCTGCGCTCCATTCCCAAATTTATCCATCTCACGCACAATCTCCAGTCATGCGGTGCGCATCCGGAGGATAGGTTCTGGTGCATAGACATGAAAGCCTATCTAAACATTGCGCCTATTGAGGTGGGTGCACACTTTAGCCTGGAACATGAGCCGATGCGCTGGTATCACGCCTATGGTAAGGTAAGGCCGATGGGCTGTCATAAGCCCTGGAGATTTGACTATGAGCGTTTTTGGAAAACCTTTAATGTACCGGCACAATGAGACTGGAGGCGTATATTATCTGTTGGAATGAGGCAGCGGTGCTGCCGTTTATTCTGGATTACTGGGCTGCTGCCGGTATAGATAAGTTGATTGTCTATGATAATCACTCCTCTGATGAGACCACAGCTTTGCTGGGGGATGCTGACGGTGTGGATTTTGAGGTTGAGATCCGTGACTATGAGTCCGGCGGTCATGCTGATGATTTCCTGTATCGGCACATCAAAAACAACTGCTGGAAAGAGAGCAAGGCCGATTGGGTTTTTGTGGGTGACACTGATGAGGTTCTTTATGTACCAGGAGGAGTTAAAGACTATCTGAAATATAAGGCCGGTGATGCAGAAATCATCCAGCCGTGTCTGTATCAGGTTGTGGGCTGGCAAAAACCTAACTTTATAGGTGCACCGCTGCTGCATGAGATGACCGGAATGAGAGTACAGCAGTGTGGCCCTAACAAGGTCAACCTGTTTAGGCCGGACCGCGTGCAGGAGATGAATTTTGGCTTAGGTGCGCACCATTGTGAGCCTGTGGGTGCCGATATCCAGTATCGTGATGATATTGCATGGCTGCACTTAAAGAATCTGGGAGTAGAGTACCTGCTTGAGCGCAATAAGCAGCTCTATGACCGTCTGCCGGATAAGGTCAAGGCAGAGAAACGGATTGCTACTCACTACCTGCCTGGATGTGACGTGCATAACGTGGCACGTGATCTATCTGATATGTGGGCCGCGTCAGAGAAATTCAGCAAATATCCGGTGCTGTTATGAGATACACAGTGTTGACCTATCTGATGGGTAACTATGAGCGTCTGCATGAGGTGGAAGAAAAATCACCTCATGCACGTTATTTTTGCATCACTGACCGTGAGGATCTGAAATCAGATACGTGGGATGTCATACACGTAAAGGATCTGCCTGGTACCGCAGTAAATAAGACCAGATATGTCAAGTGGCATCCCTGGGGGTTCACTGATGATGAGGTGGTGATTGTTATTGACGGCTCCATAGGCGTGAACCGTCCGCTGGATGATATTGTCAAGGCTTTTGAGGGATATGACCTTTGCATGATGGTACATCCGGAGCGTAACACTGTTAAGAGTGAGATTGAGGCATGGATGCAGTGGCGTGGGCTGCGTCCGGATGACGCGGAGCGGCAGCTGTCTATCATGGAGATGAACGGATACAGTCTGAACGGTTACAGAGGACTGTATCAGTGCTGCCTTAGGATAATGCGGCACACATCGGCGGTCCAGCTGTGGCTGGAGACTGTGGCAGGATTACTCATGCTGTGCGGAAAAGGTGGTGAATTTGCCACACCGGAGCAAGTGCTGGCCAGCTTTGCTCTTAACAAGTATTTCAGTTATATTCCGGTCATGTGGGTGAGTGAGAGGCTGGTAAACAGCAAATATCTCTCCTGGTATTCCCATAACTCTGAGATCCGATTTGCGCATCAGGAGCTGATTACTCCTTATGCGTTCAATAAGCCTGTCACCGTATGGATGTGACAGGTATTCTATGACACATTTTTAAAGGTTATATAAAATGAAACATAGTTCTATTGCAATGGTCACATTTAACTTATATCCAGCTAAGATGGGAATGGGTTTGTTTGCAGGTTTTCTCTCATTGTGCACTGAGAACCTTTTTCCGTTGTTTGTAACGGTCATTGTGTTTGAGTTTATAGATTTTGTCACCGGCGTGATAAAGTCTGGAGTTGTGAACAAAAGAAAAGGACAGCCATTTGCGTTTGAGAGCGTCAAGGCGTGGCGCACCATCTACAAATTTGTGTTTATCCTGATAGGCATTGTGCTGGCAGAGCTGCTGGATCATACACTTGCTGAGGAGGGCCGTCTGCGTCTGGCCAATTACTTTACCGCTTTCTGCTGTGGTGTGGAGTTCTGGTCATTCCTGGAAAATGCGGCGGTCATATCAGATCATCCGGTGTTCCGCTGGCTCAGGCAGTTTATGAAACTCAAAATTGAGGATGAGGTTGGAATCAAAATAGAGGGCAGCAATGAAAAATAAGATAATAATCCTGTGTGCGGTCTTTGTGGCCGCTATGCTGTGTACTGTGGTTATGCAGGACCGTAAGATTGCGCGGCTCACTGAGGAGCGCGATAAGTATAAAGAGAATACCGAGACTCTGCTGGAGGAGACGGCTACCTATAAGGTGCGTGACTCTCTGAACGCGGCAAAGGTGGGAACGCTGGAGCTGACGGTCAAGGAATTTGAAAAGTACAGGGCCGATGATGCCGCACTGGTTAAGGAACTGAAAGCAAAAAACCGTGATCTGGACCAGCTGAGCAAAGCGCAGATGCGCACCATTGAGGAGCTGCGCTGCGTGCCGCGTGATACTGTGATCCTGATAGACTCTCTTATACCTATCAAGGCAAAGAAAGTGCACTGCGGTGATGAGTGGTACACGTTTGACGGCCTGATGACGGAGGATGAGTTCAGCGGCCAGATGCAGAGCCGTGATGAGCTGGTACTGACGGAAACAATACGATACAAAAAATTCCTGTTCTGGAAAACAAATAAGATTCTGGACCGTGAGATGGAGGCTGTGTCAAAGAATCCGCATACCAGGATAGATAAGATGGAGCATATTGTCATAGATAAATGATGGATAATTCTCATAAGCATTAATTGGTTTTGTAAGGTTAGTAAAACGCAAAGGGAGGCTGTCTGTGATAGATAGTCTCCCTTTGTTTTGATGGTTCGGAGATGAGACGTGGATTAGAGGGCCAGACGCGCCGTCAGAGTGTCAATCTGCTCCTCTACCATATAATCCTGCACCTTTGCATAGATCTCGGTGGTTTTGATACTCTTATGCCCCATCATCTTTTTTGTGATTTCAATGGGTACGCCTGATGCAAGGTTGATGGTGGTGGCAAAGGTGTGGCGGCCTGTGTGGGTGGCCACTGTCTTATTGATTCCACACATCTCAATGATAGCCTTGAGCAGTACCAGGTATTTGTTGTAATCCATTTTGGGGATTTTGTTGTGATAGCGGCGCAGGATATCCTTTACCGGTTGCAGGATGACGGTTGTATAGGGAGTGCCGGTCTTGACGCGGTGGCCGCTCAGAGTGTCACCGGTGACCTGCGTGAAATCAGTGGCCATCAGATCCGCGTAAGCAAGGCCAGTGAATACCTGGACCAGAAACATATCCCTGACCTTTTGCATTTGCAGATTGTAGATCTTGAGCTGCTGGATGCGCTGCACCTCATCCATAGTCAGTACCTCACGCTCTCTGGCCTCACCCTTTGGAATCTTGATCGATGAATAAGGATCACGCTGGAGAAATCCTACACAGATAGCGTCATGGATGTAGGAGCGTATGACCTTATGATAGCCGTAAATGGATGTCTGCCGGAGCGGTTGACCGTTCACTCTGCGCTCATGGAGGATGGAGTCAATGTGTTTGATAGTCTCTACGGTGAGCTGTGCAAAATCCGTAACCTTATGATCCTTGAGGAAACGGAGCACTTTGCGGTGATAGACCTGCGTGCCTGGTGCCAGATGTCGCTCAGGCATCACGG